TCTTTGGTCACCTGGCCGATGTTGTTGAGCATCCCTTGCCACGCGCGCTCCATTGTGACGGGGATTTTCTCGAACCGCTCTTGGATGTCCGCTGTTTGACCCTGCAGGGCCGAGAATACATCCTTCGACAATACTTTCCCTTCTATTACCATCTTGCGGAGCTGGCCGACTGACGTACCAAGACCTTCGGCGATAGCTTTTGCGACGAGCGGAGTGTTTTCTACGATACTGTTGAATTCTTCCGCCCTGACGACGCCCCCCGCCATTGCCTGCCCGAATTGCATCATTGCGTTGCTCATCTGAGTGGCCGAGGACCCCCCGATTATTCCGAGCTGTTGCAGTGTTTCGGTGAGTTCTAAGACTTGGACATTGCTCGCGCCTATGTCCCCCGCCGCTATCTTAAGAGATTGGAACAGACCGACCGTAGAGGCCAACGCCTGCCCGGTGCGGTTGGAGATTGCAAGCAGTTCTTTTTGTGATTTTAGGAATTCGCGCTGTGAACCTGTGGCCTCTTTGATGCGGGCGTCCAGGAGGCGCATATTGTCCGCAAGGACTAGAACACGGCGGGCTGCTTCTATCGATAGTGCGGCGGCGACTGCAGAGCCTACACGGGAGAAACTTTTCTCCATGCGTCTATTGGTGCGGGATACTTCCTTCTCTGCCTTTTTAAGACCCGAGGTATCCGCACCAATATCGTAGAATAGTGACCCAAGTTTAAGCACCGCGTTGTCGCCTCGCCTCTACGGCTTTTTCGAGGGCCGCCACATCATCGACCGCCATAACATCAGGATTGCTTCCGTCCTCCGCTACCCCGTGAGCTGCCAGAAAAGCAGAGCGGATAGACTGATACTGATACATACAGAGACGCCAATAATCGTGAGAGGTAACGCCCATCGATATAGCCGACTTCTCGAACTCGTCCAGCGGGAACCCCCGAGAGCCTGGGTTATCTTCTCCAGGCTCCCGAGGTGGGACTTTTTTACAGAGCCAATCATGGAATAACTCAGCATATGCTGTGCTAGTATCCACGCCTCCTGTAGTCCGTAGAGTGTGATCATATATTCGACCGTCGCTTGCTTCGATGAGTCCGTAAGGCTCACACCTTCAATAGAAACGACAGACGAAACGAGAACCGACCGAACGAGCAGAGGGTCACACTCGCCCGCCGAAAAAGCGGAAAAGATAGACATAGGGTCAACTCCCGCGCTTTCTTTCAGCTCGGCAAGGAAAGCAAAGTCCGCCTTGAATAGATAGCTCTCGCCATCTACTTCAACCGACTCGTAGCCCTCCCGCTTGTTAGCCAAGGACCCCAACCCCGATAGTCAGGTCGGCCTCGTCGTCATAGGTCATCGAGACCACCCCGTTGTTCACATAGGCGGGGGGTACATGGAACAGGTCGGAGCTTGAGATACCAACAACCACCGCAATGTCGGGGAGATCAATATCTCCCGCCTGCGGGGTGTTAAGCGGGTCATTGACCGCCACGACGGTGACCGTGCGAGTCGCCGCACCGTTCGCGTTGGTAACGTACACCACATTGCCAGGGTGACCTTTGAAAGTATCGCCCCCCGCAGAGGCTGCGGCCTGAGAGATACCGCCTTCGCGGTCGATAATTTGAATCGCTAGTTCAGCCATTGTTACATGCTCCCGTTAAGAATAAGAGATCTCGCCGCAATTCTGCAGCGCGATAGAGAATTCGACGAGGCCGTTCTCTTCGGTGTTTTTACCAAACGAAGTAATCAGGAACGATCCTTCATGTGTCTCGTTAGCATCCGAGAGACGGAAAACAGCCGACGGGTCGATGCTGTTCGCAATGGTCGCCAGTGCCTTATAGGCCATGAGCGAAGCGCTTGACCGCGTGTCGACCGTCCCGTTGCCACTCAAGGTGACGGTCGAATAGCCGTTAAATGCCGCCTCAGTCTCGCCACCGCTTGTGCTTTGGCTAGTTGCATCAGAGACCGGATTATCACGGGTGAAATCCTTAGTACGGAGACCGCCTATGACTTTATAAGCCCCGCCGTCGAAAATCTCCAACAAGAGATCTTGACCCTTAATATTGTTGTTACATGCCATGATATCAGCCCTCTATGCTGGGTTTCGGAAAGTATAATAGTTGCAAGAATAGATCATTCTGTCGTTCTCGTCACGCCCTATTAATTCTGGGGGTCCTCCGGTGGGCTCAAACCCCATCAAACCACACGCCGTACCCTGTGCGATTAAGAATTCATAAATTGCGCGGGACGCCTGATAGCTGGTGTTAGCGTCTGCTTTCTTCTTGCCCCGTGTGAGCACCTGGAAGGTCGGTTGCTCGAATTGTTCTTTAAGTGGCGAAGCAACCCCGCCGGTGTCTAGTATCAGCGTTTGCTCGTCCGTGTCTCCCCACTCCATTGCAAACAGGTCATCGCCTACGGTGCCAAGTGCATTGGCAGCCAACAGAGTCATCACATCGACAGAGACCGCGTTGATACTCATCGCTTGGCCTTCCTGCGTAGGATTGATAGGATTTTGTCAGTGTTGCGAATGACCGCACGTTCTAAGAATTTGCGCTCTGCACCCGGCTTACCGAAATTAGTCCCGGAAGGCATCTCGTGAACGAAGGGGGCGTACTTAGCCGTGAAACCAACACGGGCGAGAATCTTACCACCCACGCGGGCGACACCGGAGAAAGCGGAGTTTATCAGCACGCCGAATTGTACAGGCGTCAACTCTTTGGCTTCACCTTCGATAAATTTAGCCGCCACACCGAGACCGTCGGATATGTCGCCGTCAATCGATTTAACCTCGCGGCGAAGGTTCCGGAGAATATCCGTGTTGCCGCGTAGCCTGCCCTTTTTACTGACGGCCATCAGATCACCATCCGCGAGAGTGTGGACATGGTGGGGTTGGTAACTGAGTCGATAACGCGACGCGCCCCCTCAACCGGTTCGGCTACTCCATCCTCGTCACCAAGGAAAATATAAGCACCGATAGGGATATCCGTTTCAGCATACACCGCATCGCTAAAGATAGTTGTTTTACCCTCACGATCAACGACGCCGCGAGAGACACGGGCCACGCGGGCGGGAATAGCCACACCTGCGGCCCAAGTGAGCCCGCCCGTACCGTTATTGCCGGTAACTAGCCAATAGGTAATCGTCTCGGGTAATTCGGTCGCACTCATGCGAAATCAACCGATGTGGGTTTCATGTCGAGCTGTTCGAGACACCCACGGGACAGCATGTTAGCCGTTTGGCCGTACTGTGTGGACATTATGCCGGAGCCGCCGGAGCTACCCCGTTCATAAGTCTTGGACGCGTTCTCGAATTTCTCTTGTCTTAGCTGGGGATCAGTTGCCCCCGCCATGTGAGCCGCTAAAAAGATCTCAATCTGTTTTAGCAGGTCATCAGAATATGTAGACCCACAGTCCGCCGCTACCTCATCAACCACCGCGCTGGCCGCCGTGATATACGGGTCATACCCGTTAGGTGATGCGATAACCGTACTCGGGCGGATTGCCCGAACTTCGGCGTCTGTAGCTCTAACAGCCATCAGATACTACTTAACTTGAGCCTTAACCAGCTCGTCGCGCTCTTTGGTCATCTCGCCGAGGGCGGTAACCGTTGCGGCGTGCGTCTCTTTCAGCTCGTCGAGTTCTTTGGTCACGGCCTCAAGTGCTTTATCCGCACCGGGGGCCACTGCCATGTCGCTTTTAAGCTGAACCTTATTAACGCGGGCGGCTGCTTGCTGCTCGGTTAATTTAATGGTCTCGCCGACCTTATACTCCCGCCCGCCAAGTTCGGCACTAACGCCTTTCTTGAGAACGATATAATCTTGTTTTTTTACTGCCATGTTCTTATCCTCTAAAAATCAGCCATCCGTGGCCGGTTAGGTTAAACAGTCAGGTGGCGGATGCCGGTGTTGCTGTTGCTGTCCACTTTAATCAGCGGAACCATAGCGGCATAGGTAGTTAATACCTGCGGAGCCATTGGGTTCGTTTTGATATGAGGGACCGCAATGATGTCAGAGGCGACCGCCAGTTCAACGGTGCGCGCTTCCATCTCAACCAGCACGACCTGAGTGCTTGCCAGCTTTTCGGCTGGTTTAACATCCTTTACTTGTGCGATGTCTTTCATCCGCGCAAGCATGGTCTTAGAGGGGAAGCCGCTGTTGTAGTCCTTCTGCAGCACGTTCCAGATATCATTGGCAACGTAGACGATCACCGAATCATTAGCCACGCCGCCCTGGTCTGTCCACATCGCCGCGATCTGGTCGATAAGCTCGTCAACGATCTTGTCACGGTTCGCGGTAACGGTCCAATCGGAGATCGTGCCGGTCCCCCGGTCGGGGTGTGTGGTGTAGCCGTACAGAACATGGTTGGAGCTGTTAAAGCTAACCACGATCCCGGTGTTTCCGTTGCAGAGCGTGTTCTCTAATTTCTCAGAGACTTGACGCACCGACTCGGTCATGCCCAGACTACGCTTGTAGTCGAAACCATTCTGACGCCAAGGCACACTGAACGATTGATGGGTGATCGGATTCGGAGCGTACGCCTCGGTGAAAACAGTGTCGTTGTTCTGGAAAGCGTTAGGATTCATCTCCTGCTTCGCGTCCCGGAACTCGTTGATGTTTTCATACCCGACCAATTGGTCGCCAATATTGACCGTGAAAGTCAAACCGGCATCCATCAGGTCTTGGTTCATGTGGAGCGAACGACGGCGAACCGCGATGATCATCTCCTGTATGGTCAAGAAATCCTCATGTCGGACAGTACCGGCGTTTTGAGCCACCAATGCACTGGCGTCCGCATTGTGAGCGACGATCACACCCTCGCCATTCACTGCGACATAGGGCTCTCGGCCTGCAGCTACGAGGCTGTTCTGGTGCATCGAGGCATACTGACGGCGCATATCTGCGGCCATCATAATATTGGCCGCATGTTCAGCGCGGGAGGCTCCCATCGCTACGAGTAGTTTATTCTGTTGCATGATCCTCTCCTTACGCTACGCGAATTTTAAGGCGAACGACAGTGCCGCCGCCTGAGTTGTCAACCGCTTCAATCGCATAACCGACGATAGCATCGCGCTGTGCGGTGTCTGTGGCTGCGTCGGCAACGGCCTTGCGGACCGTACCATCTCCAGCGGATTCCAGCGCATCGCCGATAACGATAGCCGGTGCTGCAGCCGCCACACGGGCGAACACTTCCTGGCCGGAACTAAACGCGCCATAACGGGTGGTCTCGCCAACTGCATATGCGGCGTCAATGTCGCTACCGTTGGCAAGATTGGTCAGGGCAAACAGCTTTTGAGCGTTGGCCGCTGCGGTGCTGTGCTCTTGAACCGTACCGGCTGCCAGCTCTTCGACTAGATCGCCAGGGACGATGGCCGAAGCGGCTGCGGATAGTGCCTCATTGTGAACGGATTGGCCTGCTTGGTCGGCCAACAGTTCGATTACTTCTGCTTCTTGTGACATTCTCGATCACTCCTTAGTCGTTAAAATCAACGCCGTCGGCTGCATCAGAACCGCCGCCGGGGGTGGCTTCGGTCGATGCGCCGCTGTTGGCATGAATGGCTGCCTTTTTAGGGTCCGCCATTTTAGCGAGCGTGCTCAATTCTGCCTCAGGCTTGCCTTCCAGCATTTCCAGGGTGTATTCAGAATTCGCCACAATCTCAGCACGAACACCATCAAGGCGCTCGGTCTCTTTGGCTTTGTAATCTTCCCAGGCCTCTTTGTTGGCCTGGAATTCATCATAGCCCACGCGGTCGAAACTGCCCGCGTTGGTCATGATCTGCTCTGCTTGCTCTTCATTGACCGATAGCGCGGCAACAATTCCGGTTTCCGACATGGCTTCTAGTTTGGCCTGGTCGTCAACTGTGAAATTGTTCGCACTATTGCCGATGATTGCAAGGACTAGTAGTTTTTGGTCCATATCTTCACCTTCTGCATTTGTCGCCGTGGTCTTAGGTTCGAATTCTACCCGTCTGACAACCTCCACGGCATCATCTGACAAGCTAATCTCGTCGTTCTCATCGAGTGAGAAAGAGCGGGAAAATAGTTTAGCATCGGAGGGGTTGCCCTCTTTGGGTTCAATTTGGTATATGAATGTGCGGCTGTCTGGGAATACTTCCTGGACCCACACCCACGTATTAACGGGGGCAACCTGCCGCACCTCTTCACGGATGGCGCTGTACATCTCGTCGGTCGATAGCTCGTTGACTTCAAGATTGACGATCAACTCGTCACCCTCTTCGTTCAGGACTAACTCCGTGCCCGCATGGTCACCCGCCGCAACTTCCTTTTGAAGAATAGCCACATGGTCGAAGTTGAACCCGTGTCCGGTGCGCTGGTACTCCTTGCCGAAATCATCAGAGCCCGATTTATTTACGACCTGATTAATCGTAAGCCCGGTAGAGACACCGACTTTTTTACTCTCTTCGATATTCTTAATCAGCTTTTTACCGTCGTCACAACGGTTAGCGACTTCCACATCAAGACAGAAATCGACAAACACCCGCTTTCCTTTCTTGCGTGGGTTGCGGATAAACCCGCCCACGTTGAACGCGTTATTAGCTACTGGGTGGAACGCGGGGACATGCTCCCCGTTAATCATCGGGTGGCCGTTCGGAGCGGGCATCATGTTCAACTGCATGAAGCTCGCTTTCACTTCCGCGTCGGGGTACAGGATGCCGTTCATGGTTGTATCGCCACGAATCGGCATCATTGTCGTGACGATGTGGTCTCGCCCCCCGATCTGCTCGTGGCGGAACTTACCGGAGGTTCTTGAATTGATAGCGATTTTCATAGTTGCTTTATACTCCTATCAAGTTTGGGGGTCAAGCTGCGGCCTCCCTAGCCAACAGCGCGGTTCGTTCTTTGTCGAATTTCTCTTGCTTCTCGGGCGTATCACCTTCCTCAACAACAGGGGCGAGAGAGCACCGACAATTCCAGGGACTCCGGTTTATATTCTGGAACGCTTCATCCTCGGTCATTATCTTACCGTGCCATCCTGCGTGCAAATGCCGGACTCTGCCATCCCCGACCGTCAACCAGCGAAGGCCGACCTCTTCGTCTAATTCCTCGGCAAGTTGTGCCGCCTGGTTGATCGTTCCGCGCTGGTACGCCTGGATGGTCTCAGTCCGTGCAATCGTCCGGGCGCGGCTCTCAGAAACCGCGAGGCGTTCCCCTATTGTCTTTCGTAGCTCGTTGATCCCTTTCCCTGAGCGCACACCATCCGTCAGGATTTGCCGAACGTCGCGGGTCATTTGATCGGTCCACTGCTTCAACGACTCATAGGAGCGGGTGTGCAGGAATTCAAGGGACTCTTGGTGTAACGGCGAAGCGGCCAACGAAGCCCCCGCAAAATCAGCGGACAGAGCGGGGCTGATAGTGAAATCCACATCGAGCGCCGCCGCCTGTGCGACCTCTCCGGGTGTTGGGGTTAGCCGTACACCCTGCGCCCTGAGTTGCGCCCGCCCGCGTTCAATGGCGCGCTGGTAGGACTGGACTTGGTAGGTTGCCTGCCAGTTCGGGGGTGTTGCCGTACCGAGCAGTAGCGAATCGACTTGAGCCTGGAAGTAAGCCATGAACGTCCGGATCTGCCCGGCGTCCATGTCGAATGCGTTGACAACCTGACCTGACGACCGAAGCCGTTTTAATACTTCCCGCTTAAACCCGATCCAGCGCCGTGAGATCTCACGGTTCCAGCGGCGCTCTATTCCTGCTGTCCTGGTTGGGTTTTTAGAAATTGCCATCCGTTAAAACAGCTCTTCGACAGTAACCGTGGCCGACACCTCGGAACTGTTGGTGGATGTGGCGATTATGTAAAGCTCTTCCCCTGGATAGACGACCACTCTTCGACGTTCTGCATCAACTTCTCGGGCATCAACTTTACCCATAAAAGTAGCAGGGGCGCTAGGGGGTATGGGGTCGGGGGCGGTAACCGTCAAAGGGACATTGTCCGCAAATTGCATAACGCTGTTAGCTGCATCTGTATCAACGAAATTTGCAGCGACAGAGGTGGTCGCACCTTTTACCCCCTGGATCAACACGTCCTTAGTCCCATCCGTTACAAAAGACAACAAGATTGGGCGCGCCTTAACGTGGTTGGTTTTCCCTTGAAAAGTCGCTTTGTTCTTAATGACGATAAAAGCGGTTGGTGTGTTGGCCGGTATCGCAACGGCACCCGGAACGCCCGCGTTAGCACTCGTGTAGTTGAACACGCGTATAGCCGAATCCGCCTCGTCGCCGCTGCCCGCAATCGAGCCCCCACGCCAGGAGGAAGATCGAACAGTTGCCTCTCCCGCCCCGCTGGTCCGTTCAACTTCCATCTTAAGCGGGAGGGTGGGATTGTCTAAATGTGGCTCGTTTTCACTGTTGGAGATATCAATCACATGGGCAACAACCCACCCGAGTCCCCACCCAGCATAGAATGACACGATGATCGGCGCGGAACCGAGCCAGCCATAGGAGGGCATGACGATATTTAACTTGGTCGCGTCGAGCTCGAACCCACTCCGGTTCTCTTCTCCTTTTGAGCCATCGAGCTTGTCTACCTCCCAGTCCGACTGGGGGACAAAAGTATCCGGGTTCCCACCCTCACGGAACCAGATTCCAACGACCCCGTCTTTCGATCCGACTCCAATCCTATCGTCACCATTTCCGATTCCGATAAAATGGGACACGCCCGCCCCCAGCCCTGTTAGTTGAAAGGTCATTTGTGCGTACGCTTCGTGGCCTGGGCGATATCGGATGGACTCGACACTCTCAAGTTCCGCAAGCCCCACCCCCGCGCCTGATGATACCTGCGCCATGCTGTCTGCATTACTCGCAGCACCCGTGCCCGTTACCGTTTCGCTAACATCGCGGGTCGAATTATTGTACTGATACTGAATCGAAATATCGTCTATGTGACTACCTACGACCAGTTCACCGAATACGGAGGCGTGCCCCTGCCGGCCAGCAAAGTCGACCATGCCCTTCCCGAATATGCCATTATGCCCTCTGCGTAATGTGTGGCTCATTCGCCGTCTCCCGTGTCGTCTGGAAGCGAACCCGCCGCCTCTTCAATCCCGGTTAACCCGACAGACTCCAAGGCGCTCTCGGCGTCGAGGGTGTCCCCCGCTATAGTCGACAGTCCATTGGCTACACTGGCGAACGCGGACGCTCTTTTTTGCGTGGCGTCTGCTTCCTCTGTTTCACTGAGCGCCTTCTGTGGCGGCCAGGATATGACCACATCATCGGGGAGCTTAATCAGTCCGACCTCGTCAAGTATTTGCAGCGTGCGAAGTAGCCAAGGGGAGCACTCCGCGTCTTGTCGGTCCGTCACTAGGCTATTCCAACTCGCCCGATCTTCGGAGCCTGCGAGTTGGCCGCCCCCCTTGCCGGTCAATATGCGGATAGGTATACCCGTCGTCCCCGCTATCTCTTCAACTGCGATGTCGAACGAGTCGCGCGGGCTGAATAGTCCGGGTTGGAGCTGGTTGGCCTTCATACCGTCCAGCCTCATAAAATCCTGATAGCCGTTGTTGAAGTCATTGATCTCGTCCTGGAAGGCCTGCTTTGATTCGGTGGTCATACTGAGCCGCGCGCCCTTCTCGGCTTCAAGCGCGAACACCCGGCGGGCGTTACGGTAGAAGGACTCCGAGGACGCCCCCCGTACCTTGTCCTTGTCGAGCAGGGCGTTAAATACCGGCATCAAGGCGCTGGCCCCCTCAACGTCTGAGTCGAGCGCACCCTCTGCCAGGTGGACTATGCGGGACCAATGGACTATGCGCGTCGTGAACGTCACCTCTTTCTCTTTGTCCCCCAGGTTCACCGTTCGGACTTGATACTCTTCCGGCTGGCCGCACCGGGGGGATGTTGGCTCCGTGTCCCATTTAAGGATCGTAATCCCCTCGTATGAGTAGGGCATGAAATACACGCCGGACATGTCGCGGGCAGACCCAAGCGGCTGGTTGAGCTCCATGCCGTCCGGCACACCGACCAACAGTATCGAGAAATTACCGATACGGTTGAGGATGTCCGCCCGCTCAAGATACTTGAAAGCACCGATGCTCTTTAGGCTGGTGATAATATCCTCGCCCACATCGTCATCGCCCACCATGAGAGCCGGAACGTCCCGCCAGCACGCCTTCGCAACTTTAGCAACGACCGTGTTAGCGATCCCACCACGGCGAAACATGCCGTAGAATAGCTGATAGGATAGTGATTCTGGGTAGCCAAAAGTCGTATTATAATCGCGGGTGCCGTCAGGCGATTGGCCGTACATAACACCGGAATACAACCGGCGGAAAGTCTGAGCGACCGTGTTAAAAAATGACTGCTCTGCTTTCGTGTGGACCACGGGGGTCACTGTGTTTCGTTGCCAAAATCTAAAGTTCATAATGCCGCCCCCGCCTTGGTGGTTGTTATGCGTAACATAGGTCTACTCCCGCGCCTACAGGCTCCCAGCATCCCGTGGCCGCATTGTAGACAAACGCCCCAACGTCGCCCGCTATGAAGTTAGAGTATGCGACGTACTTTGCAGAGGGGGGAGCCTCACCGACCGCGTACTGCGTCGCGAGGCTATCATTGCCCAACACGTAGTTGGTTACAACATCACCCGCGCCTGATTTGTCCGTGAATTTAGCGGAAAGAATCTCACCGTTAAAGAGCCCGGCCCCGCCTCCCGCCGACGCACCTATTAACGTGAACGTCTGAGACATCGCGCCAACTTTAGTAACAGAGGCGCCGAATACATCATCCACATATATGGAAAACAGGTCGCCGACTCTGGTTACTTTGACCTTGTGTATATCGCCGTCCGACCAATCGGTCACTGGGTAGATAACATTGAATCCCGCGCCGACCGAGTCTAATAGATTTGCTAAAACCCTACCATCACCAGCGTTACAGGAAATGCGCCCGGTGGCCAGGGCACCCCCGAGCATCGTCGTGGTTGCCGAGGTGTCAGTAAAACTAAACTCTACCTCAATTTCAAAGTCACCCGTGAGGGTGATAGAATCGTTCAGCGTCCCGTATGTGTTTACGCCATCAAACGTGCGGATGTACCGCTCTAACACCGTTCGACGTAGGGGGAGCACGCCAACCCCAAGCCCCCCTAGTGAAAGCGCCAGGTTGAGCACCTAGACCCAACCAAAGATAGAGGCGATTACCGCAGCATCCGACCCAGTAGACCAAATACGAGTATAGAACCCTGGGAGGGTAGACCCAGCGAACACTGGTATCGTTTCAACACTGCCATCTAGCATGGACACCTTAAGATTCCCAGATACGCCTATGTACAGCGCGCGCGGGACTACAAGCTGGTCAACATCACTCGCCGTTATCTTAAAAATACCGGTGGGTGGGTTTATTCCTCTGGATTCTGGGTCTGCCATATTAACCTCTCTTGATCATCGTCCGAAAACTCCGGCTGTTGGCTTTATACATCCATTGGATAGCTCAGTCAATGCCCACACCATCGCATCGATCCGGTCGGGCGACTCTTTCGAGAGTTTAGGGACCCACTCCATCATCTGGGCTTCAAGGGAGTCCAGCCCTTCCGCGTGGCTTACTCTACCCTGTTCATATAGCGCACTGATAGGTTCTGCCCGTGCAAATTTCCCCTTGGAAGCGTGGACCCGGATAATATGGTCCGTAAACCCGGCGTTCCTAAGCGTACTCTCGCACATGTCGCCCCCCTGGTTCGTTTCGATCACTATGGCGTCGGCGGCGTGTTGCTCATACGCATAAATAGCCGCCCACGCCCACTGTTGTGGTGACCCCTTGGTCGTGTAGTCCCGCTCAACTCGGAACGTGTCGTCCGTGTAGGCGCTCGCAACTAAGATCCCGTGCTCGTCCGATGTGGTGCTGTTGGATACTGCGGGATCGACCCCCACCACCGTGCGGTACTTCTGCCACTGGCCGTCCCTTGCGCGAGATTTGTCGATGGTCATTTGGTCCCACATCGCCCCTTCTATGTCCAGTGTGAATATGCCGGACAGGAACCGCGCGCGCTGTCGTTTGGGGAGTGCGGCAAGGATAGTATCGATATACCCTTCCGATTGGTTGCGTTTGTTGTCCTCTGGGTTTATCTGCAGGGCGGCGTGCAGCTCTTCGGGTAACTTTTCACCGGTCGCCGGGTCTTTATGCTCAATGAATACAACATACGTCCAGTGCTTCCGACTCGGGGGGTTGCAGTCATAATAGGCGCGCGGCTTGAGTCCTGAATTCTCGGCCAGTCGGGTCATGACCACACCGACGGACTCCCATTCGATCTGGCTGCACTCGTTGAGATAGATCGTGCTGTATTCGTTGCCGAGAATCTTTTCCACCCGCTCCTTGTCGTCTAGGCCCCCCACCCAGATTTGGGATCCGTTGGGAAGCTCGATGTAGAAGTCCGTTTTATTCCAGCGGATGAACAGCCCGGGAAAGCAAATATCTAGGACCTTGGGGAGTGTGTCATACCAGATCGAAACTTTCGCATGGTTGAACGCATGACGAAGGATAGCGTGGCGGCTCTTTTTCTTGGCCGCCCTGATGATGATATTACGGATGGTGATAAACGTCTTACCGCTACGGCTACCCCCGTACAACATCGTATGGAGAGTAGACGCCATCAACTGCGTGGCGGTTATTTGGCCGGGGTTCTTGGTGAACCCGACGGACATGTCGCTCATGGGGCCTCTTTTATCACCTTCCGGCTTGAAGGGCTGGCGGCGCTGTTACCGCCGAACCTAACGCCCTGGTAGACCCACCACGCGCGGATTGACGACATGCCATCTTCCCGGCATATCTTCTGTAGTAGTCGGTCCGCTTTTTTGCGGTTCGTTTTATGCAGCCGGCCCTCTCGCATCAACTGGTATAGCGCATCATGGACCAGGGAGCCCCGCATAAAGTTTTTAGTATCAACAGTCGGGCCGCTCGGTCCGTCCCAAGCGTACCCCCGACGGATTGTTAACTCACCGTCAACCGTTAGCCTTATAAACTCGGTGTCGATAAGCCTCCACGACCCCTCGCCGATATTCGCCGTGTAGTCCGCGTTTAGCTGATATTTATAGCCTGATTTATAGAAGATCTTTTTCATGTGACCAACTCAATATGTGGCAGGTCGTGAAATTCTTGGTCACTAAGATCCCAATCCATATCCCAATCCCCGCCCCACCGAATCTTAATCCCGCGCTTCTCTGCGGCCATGAAAAGCAAACCGGCCATTATGTCGAACCGCCGCTGGTTACCCCAATCAACCGGATAGGGCACGGGGTCAACCGCGTGAGCGTAGCCGTCCTGTTGTTTAATATGGCGGCTGTCACGCCTCTGGGACTTGCCGTCACGGTAGAGTTCGGCCTGCCTCTCTCGGGTGCGCGCTCCACCATCGGGCGGTATTGTTATATCATAAATCTTGACCACATCAACGAGGATTGCCCGCAGGTCCGGGTGGACGCCAATTAGCCGCCGCTTGGAAGTCTTACCGAAATGAGGCATCAGGTGGCCTCTCTGACTTTCTTGGCTATCTTAATCAACCACTCAACGAACCGAACGCCGCCAAGCCCTGCCAGTGACCCCGTGACTGCCATCTGCAGAGGGTCGAGCCCTTGCAGGAGGCCGATGGAGTAGAGCATCACACCGGAGACCATAGCGAGGACTAGCTCCCCGCCGAACCGCCTGCCATTGAAGGGCTCATCACTTATGAGAATTCGCCCGACCGTCCCAGTAACTACTAGAAACATGAACAGCCAAAACGTAGAATCCGTATAGTTTATGGCCTGTTGCACGGCCTCTCTTTCCGGTGGCATACCCTTTCCTTTTTGTTGGTTATTGTCTCTCAATGCTACAGCCCCTTATCGTCGCTGTCGATCTTGATGGTGCTCTCGGTTTTCTCGGGCGCGTCAAGCCCCAATAGTTTCCGGCGTTGCTCGATGCATTTGTGGACACCTTCCAGGAACCGGGGATCCCCCGAGGTGGTCGTGGTGTCTACCTTCGCGGTGGTCTCTTTGCCCCCCCTGGTCTGTTTGGTCTGTTTGCTCGTCTTGGTAGTGGGCTTCTTTGAGCTCTCCCAGGCTTCCCAGAATTCAGCTTCCAGAACGTCGATACGCCCGAGCTGTTCGCGGACATGCTTGCTAGTAGACCGCTTGGCCTCATCCTTCCATAGTTTCCGAAGATTCTTTAAGTCAGCGCGCACCCGCTCACAGTCTACGCCGAGCTGATCGGCTATCTCCTGGGGCTTGAGACCTTGCAGGGTGAGCCGGGACACCCAACGACGGCGGACGATAAGATCTCCCTTATCGCTGCCTATGCCGTCGGCTTCATTGCTGTTTAAGAGCATTGTAGGTCTCCCCGGTACTTTCAAGGATGGCGTCTTTGCCGGTCGCTGTCTGCCATCGGTTGATTATAACGTCAACATAGGCGGCTTGCAGCTCCATCGTATAGCACCTGCGGCCCGTTCGTTCAGCACCCATAAGCGTGGAGCCCGAGCCGCCGAAGGGTTCAACACACAGGCCGCCGCTTGGCAGACTTGACCGCATAACCCGTTCCATCATCTCTACCGGCTTGGGGGTTGCGTGCCCGTGTCGCTCGTCGCCTGTTACCCGGCCAAACTCCCAGACGTCGGTCATGCTGTCGTGGGCGTTGTCGAAATATGAACGCTCGTCGCTCACCTGGGCCCGGTATTCGGCCTGTGCTATGTCGTGCCCTGCTTTCAACTCGCTCCACGGCTTAAGGAACCGACCGACGAAATGAGCGGCCAGCGTCTTATAATGCTTCTCGGGCATTAACGACCATTGCGACTTGGTGAACCAATGGCTATGCATTTGACACCCGCATATCTCGCGGACCATCGTGGGTGTCAGTCCCGCCGCCTCGGCTTCACCGACAAGATACCGGCGGGCAAGGTCCCACCCTTCAAAATAGCCGTCGGTGTTGATATTCCCGAAGAGCTGATCGCCTATCTGAATAAATAAGGCGCGCTCGGTTACTGTCGAATACATCTGTCGGATCTCGGAGGCGATCCCCGGCGTGCTCTTCTTGTCCCATACGATCTCGTTGCGAAGTTCTAACAGCTCCGACGAACCCAACCCGCCCTGATACCACAGTCGCCATAGGTCGGGCGCGTTGCCCCAAAGGTAAGCACTCGCATTGTCAACCAAGTGGATACGGAAAGTCGTCCACCAATCCATCTGGAAGGCGTCGAGCTGTTCGCGGTATAGGTTGTCGTTGGCTACCCCATCGCCTTCCTTGCCCATGCCGTAGGGTGGGTCGGCGTGCAAGAGTTGGGCGCGCTGTCCGTTCATCAGCTTTTGGACATCGTCGAACATGGTGGAGTCGCCACACATGACCCGGTGGTCGCCTAGTATCCAAACGTCGCCCGTCTCACTGACGGGGTGTGGTTGCGGCTCCTGGATAATGTCCGGCCCCACTTCCTCTTCGTCGTCTGCTAATAGGCGGGCAAGCTCGGCATCGTCAAACCCCAATAGTCCCAGGTCGAAGTCGTCCGCCTCTAGCCTCTTGACCTCTTCGGCTAACAATAGCTCATCCCACCCGGCATTTAGTGCCAACTGGTTATCGGCGATGATAAGGGCGCGCTGCTGCTCGTCAGTGAGCCCGGACAGGCAAATCACTGGAACGGTCAGCATCTTAAGTTCCGCCGCCGCTAGTAGCCTGCCATGCCCCGCGATGATCTGATAGGACTCATTGACTAACAGCGGGTTGGTGAATCCGAACTCCTGGATACTGGCGGATATCTGGACCACCTGTTCTGGGGAGTGCGTGCGGCTGTTCTGTTCGTAGGGCTGCAGGGCTGCCAGGGATATATATTCTATGTTCATTGCCACACCGTAGGGGAAGGCTGTTGGGTTGTCAAATTTGCGGGGGTTCTAGGGCGGGCGGGGACCCTTGCACCAAAACAGTGCGGGCCGGCTTTAAAAGTTCGGGCCAAAAGTCCGGGCCGGGAAATAAACACAATGAAAACAACAAGTAACGCGCCCCCTATTCTGCGGATCGCCTCTCGGCCCGAACTTTTCACTACGTAACAGGAATATAGGTATTTTGTACTTGTCAACTTTACGACCTTACAACATGACAAGTTGACATGCTTAAAATAACTATAAGTTGGTAACAACTTGAATAGTTCGGGCCGGAAATACTAAAAGAGAATAACAATAAGAAAATCAATAACTTACAGCCTGGCCCGAACTTTGGCCCGGACTTTGGCGAAAACAGCGCGGGCCAAGCTAAGTTATTGATTTATAAGGATAGACAAGTTTTATGCTAATTGGTGGTCTAGTAAGCAATCACTTGTCAGGCTGCGAAATAAAACTTGATAAACAAGCGCCGTCTAACTATGCTGTAAGTAAGCAATCACTTGTCAGGTGGCGGGAATGAACCTTTTAGAGCTATTTAACTACGACCCAATCAGCGGCACCCTCACCTGGAAAAACGGGCAGCCAGCGGGGACTCGGAACTACGGGATCCGTGTCTCCATTGCGGGTAAAAAGAGACTTGCGACGGCTATAATCTGGCAGATCATGACCGGAGGTGCCCCCCTATCTCGGGTTGAGCACATCAACGGGGATCGTTACGACTTGCGGTGGACCAACTTAAGAGAGGGACTAGCAACCCCCGGAGTGCTAACCCAATCGGAGCTACAGAGTCTTATAGGGTACGACCCCGAAGAGGGGTCGGTTACTTGGGAGGATGGCCGTCTCGTTGGATCCTTCAACACCCGTTCCGGCCTTGAGTATGTGTCGGTGCACGGCAAGCGGTACGAACTGTGCGACCTCGTGTGGCTATATGTATACGGTGAGTTGCCTGTCACTACGATTATATTTAAGGACGGCGATGCGCTAAACTATGCGATTATGAACCTTGTTTCAATGAGCGGAACAACGAAGCAACGCCGCCGGAGGAGGAGCAAGCATAATGGAATCTATTGGTGCCCTACGAAACAGCAATGGAAGGTCCGAGTAACCCACAAGGACCAGGTGTATCATTTGGGGTGGTATGGGGAGATCGGGCGCGCAAGGTTGGCGCGTTCGATGTTCAAAAAGGACGCGGACTACTGCGCGTTGGAGAGCAGGAACAACCCCGACGAATGGCTGGCCGCATTTAATAACGACCCAGCCGATTGGTCAGTCCCATATTGGGGGGCGATTGGTGAAAGGATGGGAGCGGCGGGTGAAATAAGCTACACGGTACCAGATTAACGGTTCCGCCTCGCCGACTTGCGACGGGCGTTGGAAGCGGCTTTCCGCACCAGGTGCATGTGTTGCGGCTCGTCAGCGTCTTGCAACCATATAGGGGGTCCCACGGGATGGGAAGCGGTGACGGATACGCACTGCGAAGGCGTGGGGTTGAAGCCCTCAGGACCAAAGGAGATCACTCTGCCGAAGGGATCATAAAAGCAACTCATGATCACAACCTCCTATGCGGGCAAGTCCGCACGTTACAGGTAGGTTCCTTATATCCCGCGCAACCCACCAAGCGGAACCGCTCACAACTATAAAACGGGTCGTTCTGCTTGGCTCGGTACAACTGCCAGATAACAAGAGACACGATAGCCGAGTAGGCACCCAC